GCACTATGCTATAGGTGCTTAGACAGGATAATCCCATATCAAATCTTAGGGACTTCCGGTACCACGTTTCTATCCGGTCAAGGTGAAAGCCCTTGCCAGACTTTGATCTGGAGTCAACTTGTCCTTGCGCTGGGGCTTGGTAACCCCCAATGATCCAAGGATCCATTATCCACATATGCCCCATAAGGGGTTATATGGCAGAAAGGAAGTGTATCGATTTGGAATACACTCTAGAAGAGTCTACTAAAGCGTTAGTAGATGCAATGGCGAGAGAGGGAATTTTCCCTACTCAGTTACTGGATTCTGTCTCTTTACTGGAGCAGATCTCTCAGATGGAAGCTGAATTATCTCGATTAAGAGAGGATATCAGCGTAACTCAGGAAGAGCTTACCAAGTACAAGGCAGCTTACAAGAAAGTCAAGGTTGATAAAGATAATTTATCCCATGACAAAGCTGAATTGGAGAATCGTGTATACGATCTCAACAGTAAGGCTCAGAAGACCGCTACTCTATTGGCGGATCTGAACAAAGCGAAGAGTAAGATAACAGAGCTTCAGGCTCAAGTCTCTACTCAGAAAGTTGGCTTTGAATCCCTTTACCAGGTTATCAAAGCGATCGGTGGCAGCAGGACAACCTTATTTTCGTCACCTGTTGTAAAGCGCATTGAGTGCAGGGTATCCCCTGTAACCCAAGATGGAACTGGAATTTACTTCTCTATAGTAAGGAAGAATTCCGAACAATTTTCGGTTGAAAACATTCAATCGAAGTAAAGGAGGACGTTGATATGACAACGCAAACACTTACCGGTTATATATCTGTTCAGACAGAAAATAACGGTCACACATCAGAGGATAGAATTAAATCTATCTCTAACTCTTTGGTACCTTCAGCAAATGCTCTTAGAAAGCAACTGGAGGCTTTGAAGGCTAGCAGTGCTACCGAGGACGGTACACCGGCTTCCGAAACTGATACTGCTTCTGAGAATTCTCGTTCTACAGAGACATATCACTTTGAGATAGCAGCTGATAAGGCAATCCTTGCCCTTCAAGCAATTGATAAGCAGGGTAATACCGAAGCATATGATGCTCGCTATACCAAGTATATGGCAGTAAGAGAGGCCGTAGGAAATCCTAAAGACCTTCCACTGGATCAGAAGATTGAAGCTATCAAGAGGCTCAATCAGGTAAGTTTCAGTAGTTACTGTTTCCAGGTCTCAATTAGAGTCCCTGGTAATCCGACCACTGGTGATAAATTCATCAGATCTAAGAAACACCATAGAATGGAGAATCTCTCTGAGAAATCCGCTAAGGCTATTCTTGAAGCCTATGTTTCTAAATGGATCGATAAAGATCCAGAGGGTGATAAACCCAACCAGTCGCCTAGCCATGTGGCTGCAACTGTCCCTGGAGAGGATGATACCTCTAGATAAAGAGGCAGGAATGATCTTATGATAGATGACATAAGAAGTTTGACAGACTATAACATCAAATGAGTTAGTCTGGAGAGAAGTACGCTCCAAGTTTTATGGAGTTTCTTCTCTCCGCTGCTAAGTCAGCGATACTACGAAGCCGTGTTGCCTGTAGGGTAGACATGGTCTATGATGTAGGTGAGTAATTCCACCTGACAAGATCGGATCTCTTGGGTTAAATCAAGAGAGTAATAAGAGTTCTTGCGTGCCATTTTAATAGCATTGTACAAGAATTTGGAGTAGTCTTTAGATGCTTTACTAAAAGACTTAACTTGGTATTGTCCGATGTCCCTTACTAGGGACCCGAACAATGCATCATAATCAAGGTAACAGAACATCTGCCAAAGATCTTCTGCATTACTCAATTCTTTGACGCTGTTAATCCAGTCGATAGTTCGATGGATAGAGTCTTCTAATCCATTAATCTTAAATAGACCTCCTATAGCAGAAGCTAAGGTAGGATCTCCCAATTCGTAGAGTGTCTGGATATTTTCAGATAACTTTACATTATCTTCGAGTAGTAACCAAAACTTATGATCACTACTTATCCAATTACTCCACTCATCCATTTCGGATAGAGGGAAGAATCCCTTCCAAATCTGTTCAAAGCTTAATTTGGAAAACATCTTTGCTTGCTTATTCTCTTCCGAGATAAAGTAGCCTAAGAAGGTATTCTGAAGTTCAGAAATACCGTAAGAGTAAATTGATACCCCTTGAATGGTGCTATCAATAATCCTACTTATTTCCTCATCTTTAAATGAGGTTAAATAAGGAATTTGACCTGAAGTCAATATACTTTCGGCTATCAGGAAATCCTTCATATTCTTTCCGTAGCATTGGAACACTACGTGATGGAGCAACCTTTTAAATGTTACCTTATGATAGTTGTACCATAAGATGGCACTTAATTTAGTTATTGCCGGATCTTCAGAATAGAAGGCTCCGAGACCCACTGGAAGTGGAGTCAGAAAGCGACCTCTACTTACTGAAACCTTTGCGAAGTCCAGTACTTCATCTGGATAATCCAAAGTTGTGTTGTTATAAAATGATTTAGCAGTTTTGCTATCATTCTTTATAAGGCTACATTCTTTACAAAGCCAGCTATGGTTTTGATAAAGGCTATAATCCGAGTCGACAGTAGGAAATGAAACTATTGAATCGTCTCCTAATATTCTGTAGAATTTAAGAGGATCATAATCTTCTAAACCGCTACACTTCATAAGCATTAGCATCAATATGTGATGGGCTAGTGAGAATGCATCAAAAGATCCCAGCAACCCTTGGGGCTGCCCGGTCTCTTGAATATAATGTTTATATGTCCTCGTATAAGGCATATAGAATTCTTTCGGTAACTGCGATACACATCGCCAGAAATCTACAACTTCTTGTGGGAACAAAAGTTCTAAGCACAAGCATTGAAATTGCTGATTTAGAGTATCAGTTGCATTACTGAAATCGGACACAAAGATTGAGTTCTGATTCTCATCTCTGTATTTTGGGGAGGTAATCTCTACCAGAAAATCAACACCTTTCTGATGAAGTTCCATACAATCATTAGGAAGATTCATAAGAAACGGCTGTAATTGGTTGTGAAGCCAATTGCATCTGTCTTGAAGGCTATTGGATCCAATATGGATACCTCTAGGTTTATACTTCGAAGGGTTTGGGATCTCTTTTGTCTCAACTCTATTCGTTGTAACTTTAAGGTTATGATCAGATTGCTCGTCTCTTGACAGGTAAGCTGATTTATATCCTATCAGTTTATCGAATCGTTGCACTTCAGGAAAACCTCGAAGTTCATCAGACTCGAATAATGAAGAAACGATAGAGGGAAATTTCCTCTTTCGTCCGTCAATTTCGATTGTGCTTGTTGAAGCTTTTAACGTAGCATAATAATCATACGCCTTAAACTTCCTATATTTGAAGTGTTTAAGAGCCTTCTTAAACTCAGAAACATATTTGAGTTTACATTTCGGAGATAAGATATCTTTCTTTACCTCTTCAAATAGCTGGAGAAATTCTTCTGAAGGATCTCGTCCAGGAGTCTGAAGAACGGATAGCAGATCTTCTGCATATTGTTCCATTACATCAGATGTCGGATTTAATCTTTCGAACAACTGACCGATTGACACTGGGATGAGGTACAATTGTACCACAGCATCAGGGTCTTGATTATTAGAGGCGTTTTGGAAGACGACCTTAACAATCTCAAAAAGCAGTTTGTATAAGTAAATATAAAACCGCGGTTGATACTTTATTGCCACATGGTCCAATAGAAGTCCTTCGTCTTTAAGCCAAACAAAAACTGACTTTAAAGAGTTCGGAAAGTAGTTCAGGTCAGATAGATTTACTATATGACTATTTGAACCAGTTTCAAAGTACAAGCAATCTGCTATCTTAGGGTAGTCGTTGATTGCAAGAAAGTTAGCAACGGAGAGCAGTTCATTCTTCCGCTGTTTGCATAATTCTGCGAAATCTTTAACTTGATTCCCAGAACTGAATGTAGTTAATGTCTTATAAAAGGCATCAACGAATTGAGTTATTGCTTTATCAATAACATGTTGAGATTTAGGGGGAATTGATATTCCCGCCTGAAGTGCCATGTCTCGTATCAGAGCTTGATAACTCTGGATACAGGTTTCACGGTCAGGGCCGTCGTAGTTTACGGGATCCCCGATACTATACTTAGATGATTTGTGATCTTTCATGAGTCATTAAAGCCTCCTTGATCATAGATTTGAAATGTTAACGGATTTCATCCGATTCAACAGAGTATTCTCTATGGTGTCCCATGATCTAAACATAGTGCTTAGATTTCGTCATACGGTTGGTAAGTCCGCAATCGGTTTGAGGGTAGCACCCTG